GGCACGCTGGCTACTCCGTTCGCCACTTCCTAATTAGAGTTTAATCTCTGAAGGAGAAAGCGAATGACCATGCAAACAGACGTCAAAGTAAGCCAGCCCCTCACCTCAACGGGGGCATTTCAGGACCAGAGTAGCGTCAATATTGGTCGTGTGCGCGTTAAAGGCGTGTACATTGTTAGCGGCGCTTCTGCTGGGTCTGTAGTTATTACCGACGGTAATGGTGGGGCTACGCTTGCTACGATCAACACCCCTACAGCCGCTAATGCGGGTAATACTTACCTTTTGCTTCCCGGTGAAGGTGTACTTGCCCGCACTGGCGTATATGGTACGGTCACCAACGTGGCATCCGCCACGGTTATTTATGGGTGATATATGCGGGCGCAAAAGGGTTTCGACTTAGCTGGTAAGAGCATTTTTGTAGCTCTTCCGGCGTATGATTTTAAGGTATCTCTGAAGCTGGCGGTGTCGTTGGCTCAGTTTGCTGGTAAGGCGGCTGCCCACGGTATTGATATCCAGATCGGGAGCATCTGCGGATGCTCGGTCGTTTCCCGCGCCCGCAACCTGCTTGTGCAGGATTTGCTTGAGTCGCACTGTGACTATTTGCTGTTCGTTGACTCCGATATCAACTTTGAGCCAGAAGATATCTTCCGCCTGATGGCGTGGGCTGAGAACCCTAACATGGGTATTGTAGCTGCTGTGCCTCGCACTCGCAGCACCGACAAAGTTTATATCGCTACTCTCGACCACGACGAGGACGGCCAGCTCTCTATGAACGGCATGGGTCTAGTACGGGCCAAGCGCGTAGCCACCGCATTTATGCTGGTACAGCGCAAAGTATTTGAGGATATGACAGTAGCCCACCCCGAGTGGAAGTACCACGATGCGCGAACCAATCGCATGGTACCTTGCCTATTTGACTTCGCTCTGACCGAAGAAGGCTACGTAGGCGAAGACTTCCTGTTCTGTGACCGCGCCCGCGAGCTTGGTTATGAGGTATGGATCGACCCCACCATCTCGCTGGGTCATATGGGCGTGCAGGAGTACGTCGGTAATTTTGGTAATGATGTCCTATATCCGATGATCGTCCCGGCTGTCGAGGAGGCTGCGTAATGGCTAAGACTCCCGCTTGGACCCGTAAGGAAGGCAAGAACCCGAAAGGTGGCCTCAATGCCAAGGGCCGCGCCTCCTACAACAAGGCCAATCCGGGGAAGCCGGGGCTGAAGGCCCCGCAGCCCGAAGGTGGCCCACGCAAAAAGTCATTCTGTGCCCGGATGTCCGGGATGAAGAAGAAGTTGACGTCAAAGAAGACAGCCAACGACCCTAATAGCCGCATCAATAAATCTCTTCGCGCGTGGGATTGCTAGCATGGAAATGCCTACTATTTGGAACCTTGTTACGATGTGCCTTCTGGCTATTACTGGCTTTCTCGTGCAGAGTAAGCTAAGCCATCTAGACGCATTGACTACTCTAGTGAACCGGACGCGTGAGGAGTTTGCTCGGGACCACGTCACTCGTGCGGAAGTTAATTCGGCTCTGGATCGGATCGTAGACCGGATTGATGCTAGCATCCTACGGCTTGAGACGAAGATCGACGATATGGGGAAGAACAAAAATGGCTAAGCACGATGACGCCGCAGAAGACAAAAAGATGATCGCCTCCATGATCCATAAGCATGAGAAGCACGACCATCCGGGCATGAAGCCCACGAAGTTCAAAACTGGGGGTTCCGTATCCAAGCGGGCCGACGGTATCGCTGAACGTGGTAAAACCAAAGGGAAGATAGTATAATGGCTAAGTCGATGAAGATGGGTAAAGGTAAACCGGCGGGTGGTGCCAAGTCGGCCCTTGCCGGTCTTGGTCGTGCTCTTGCTATGCGCGCTGCGCTGGGCGGTGCTGGTGGCCCCGGTGGCCCCGGTGGCCCGGGCCCTATGGGTGCTGGTGCTCCTCCTGCTCCGCCCGCTGGTGGCGCTGGTCCTGATATGTCTGGTGGGGCTCCCGGCGGTGCTCCGGGTATGAAGAAGGGCGGTAAGGTTGTGAAGAAAGCATGCAGCGGTGGTGGTATGCGGAAAGCCTCTGGCGGCCTGCTGCCCAACAAGAAGGCGGATGACGGCATCGCTAGGAAGGGCAAGACCCGCGCTCTTGGGGCACGAGACGACGATGGTAAATCGGTTGGTCTGACTACTGGTAAGAAGAAGGGCGGCGTGATGAAGAAGTACGCCAAGGGCGGTCTGACTACTGGCAACAAGAGCGATAGCGGCCCGACTGTTAAGGAGACCAAGGGCCCTGGTCAGAAGTACGCCAAGGGCGGTTCGGTGTTCCGTACGTCGGCTGGCGGTATCGAATCCAAGGGTAAGACCAAGACGAAGGTTTGCTAAGATGGCCGCCTCCAATAATCCCAACGACGAAAGCGTCGAACGCACTGAGGTGATGCCCCGTGCGGGGAAAATTGGAGGCGAGCGTCTCCCGCGTTCGATTAACTCCCCTATGAAGGGCCGCGAGGAGCGGTACGTAAACCGCGCGCACACTACTAACATTGTAGGGCAGAAGTTGCCGAAAGATGCCGGTCTCAAGAAGGGCGGCGAAGCTAAGGGGAAGACCGTGAGACCGAGTCGTGGTATGGGGGATATGTCCCCCTCAAAGATGCCCAAGGGCAAGACCATCACCCGCAAGGATAGCCCCGACAAGGTGTCCGAGTATGCTAAGGGTGGTAAGGCCAAGCTGAACATCAAGAAGGCTATCAAGAAGCCCGGTGCCCTTCACGCACAGCTCGGTGTTCCCAAGGGCGAGAAAATCCCGGCGAGCAAGATTGCTGCTGCGGCTAAGAAGCCCGGTAAACTCGGCCAGCGCGCACGGTTCGCGCAGGTCCTCTCTGGTGTAAGGAAGAAGAAATGAGCGGTGGTGGTGGCGCTGGCGGTCAGGCCCAAGGGTCGGGACAACCGCTTCCTTCTAATTGGCAGGGTATGGTACCCCCCGGGTATACTATGGGCGGTCCGACTCCGGGGCAGGGGCCGCAGGGCTTTATGCACCATCCGGGTATGGATCAGGATGCTCAGCGTCACCATTGGGGTCAGATGCAGCCGGGACAACCGCAACAGCTTCCTCAGGGGTGGCAAGGCATGGTGCCTCCGGGCTATGCGCCTCCGGGCCAGATGAGCCCGCTTGGTGGCCCGGTACCCGCCGGACAAGTTATTAATTCGCCGTATGGTCAGGTCCACCCTAATCCTGCCACCGCTAATATTGGTATGGGCGGCGGTACCCCCCTGAACGCTACTAACCAGCAGTTGGGGCAAATGATTATGAGCGGGGTACCGGGCCAGACTTCCGCCCCAGTCGGCGGCCTTGCTGCACTTCCACAAGGTCCAGCTAAATGACGACTACTGGTACCTCTGCGTTCAATATGAACCTCAACGATATTGTTGAGGAAGCCTTCGAGCGTTGCGGTGCCGAGGTTCGCACTGGTTATGATCTTCGCACTGCGCGGCGCAGCCTGAACCTGCTTACTGTAGAGTGGGCCAATAAGGGTATTAATCTCTGGACTATCGAGCAGGGCTCGATCCCTATGGTGCAGGGGCAGATTACTTACACGCTCCCGGTGGACACTATTGATCTTGCCGAGCATGTGATTCGCACTCAGACTGGTGTGCAGCAGACGGATATTAATATCACTCGTATCAGTGTCGATACCTACTCGACGATCCCTAACAAGAACGCGCAGGGGCGCCCTATTCAGGTGTGGATTAACCGACAATCTGGCGCCACTACGCCTACGGGTATTCAGAACCCAACAATCAATGTGTGGCCCGCACCAGATCAGAGCAACTATTATACCTTTGTCTACTGGCGGCTGCGCCGCATTCAGGATGCTGGTAGCGGTGTTGAGACCGAGGATATCCCCTTCCGCTTCCTTCCGGCCATGATCGCGGGTCTTGCGTACCATTTATCAGTAAAACTTCCCGATGCTATGCAGCGTATCCCGATGCTCAAGCAGATGTACGACGAGCAGTGGCAGTTGGCCGCTGACGAGGACCGAGAGAAAGCTGCGCTGCGGATTGCCCCGCGCCAGTACTTTAGGTGATATATGCGGGATGAACTGTTTCTAGCTTGGGCTGCGGGATTCTTCGACGGTGAAGGGTGTGTTATCGTAGAGATTTCCAAGGAGAAGAAGTGTAGGCACGGATTTAGGACTTCGCTTCACGCAACGGTAACGCAGACTAGCTTGCCGTGTTTGGAACTGTTCCTGAAGCGGTTTGGAGGCGCAATAAAAACATCCGACTGCCGCACGCCCAACGGCAGACGCTGGGCCGTACAGTACACATGGGTTACGCGTAACCGCGAGGCGGCGGAGTTTCTAGCCGCTATTAAAGATTACACCGTGGTCAAGCGCGAGCAAATCAATGTAGCTTTGCAGTATCCGCTGACGAGTCCAGATGGGCGTAAGTATGGCGGCCCCAGCAACCCCATACCCGAGGAAGTACAGGGGCGGCGTGTGGATATTGCATATGAGCTGCGGGCTATTCGGGCCTCTATGAAGACTGAGGCTAAGCCCGCGAAGGAGAAGGCAGATGCCTAATCGGTTTGCCTCTGGTAAGTGGGCAATCTCAGAATGCGATATTTGCGGTGAGCGATATAAACTCAAGGAGCTGAAACAGCTCGTCATTAAAACCAAAAACGTAAATACTCTCGCTTGCCCCGAATGCTGGAACCCGGACCATCCGCAGTTGCAACTTGGCATGTACCCAGTTGATGACCCACAAGCTATCCGTAACCCGCGCGGGGATCATAGCTACTACCAAGCGGGTCTGAACATCAACGGAAACCCGAGCGAAGGTAGTAGAGTGATTCAATGGGGTTGGAATCCAGTAGGGCTTAATAATCCTCTGGGTTTATCCGGGCTCGAAAATGCGCTACAAGCGGGTGGACAGATCGGCGTTGCAACAGTGCAGATTAGTTAAGGAGTAAGTCATGGCTAAGGGTGGTAAAACTAACGAGCAGCTGAGGAAGCTGGGGCGTAATCTTGCTAAGATTGCCAATCAAAAGAGTGAAGTCAAGAAGGTCAAGGTTAACGAAACCAAGGTGAACAAGAATGGTTAAGTTTAGCAAAAAAATGGGCGGTAAAGAAGTTGGTGCTGCCAGCGTCTACGCCAAGCCCCATTCCGCCTCTGGCGGCAAAAACACCGACCTCGGTAACAATGGCTACCCCAACAACGTAGCTAGCACTCAGACGGTAAAGACGCGCGGAACTGGTGCGGCTACCAAGGGTAATAAACATAGCACCAAGATGGGCTAATTGGTATGGACTACCCTACGCTCGTTGAGACGATTGTTGCGTACACAGAAAACTCTTTCCCAGCCAACACAGGTTCGGGTGGGCTTACGACTACGCAACAGATCAATACGTTCATTATGGAAGCTGAGCAGCGTATTTTCAACTCCGTTCAGCTGCTGGAACTCCGCAAGAATGTAACTGGCAGCACGACGGGGTCTAATAAATACCTTGCCGTCCCTTCGGACTGGCTAGCCAATTTCTCGTTGGCGGTAATTGATCCCACTACGGGGGCTTATAGTTATTTACTTAACAAGGATGTCAGCTTCATCCGTGAGGCATTCCCTTACCCCAACTCGTCGGGTACCCCGACACACTACGCCATGTTCGACCAGAACTCATACCTTCTAGGCCCCACACCGGACCAAGCCTATCAGATGGAGCTACATTACTTCTACTACCCGCCGTCAATCACGGTTTCCAATACCTCGTGGCTCGGTAACAATTTTGACTCAGTGCTGCTCTATGGTTCGCTACTGGAAGCGTATACCTATATGAAGGGTGAAGCAGACGTTATTGCTCAGTATCAGAAGCGGTATGACGAAGCTCTTGCACTCCTTAAGGAATACGCTGAGGGTAAGAACCGCGAGGATAATTACAGGACGCCTCAGGTTAGATATCCGGTGAAGTAAGCGCAAAGGGAACGTATGTTAGATAGCATTGCCTCTATTACAGGCGGGACTGTTACCGTTAGAACCACTAGCGAACGCGGGTATACGCCCGAGGAGATCGCAGAGATGGCGCTGGATAAGATAATCTTCGTGGGTAGCAATGCTCACCCGGCCATCCGCGACCAAGTAGAAGCCTTCAAGGACAGTATCCGACAGGTGCTGGTGGGTGCCCTACATGAGGCCGTAAACTCACGTAATGTGACGCTGGTAAACAAGTTTCACCGACTAGGGCACCCTGAGCTCATTCCGATACTGGATGCCTAGTTGTGGAGCTAAAGGAGTGCAAAAGCTGTCGAGAGCTGAAACCCTTGGATAGTTTTGGTAATCCGCCGTCGAGAAGGCACACAAACGGCCACCCCTATTGCAAACCATGTATGAACTCGTACGCTAGGAAGTGGCGGGCAAACAACAAAGTAAAGGCGCAGGAGAAGGACCGCCGAACGAACTTTAAGCGCCGGTACGGAATTACTGTCGAAGACTATACCCAAATGTTAGAACAGCAAGGTGGCGCGTGTGCTGTTTGTGGCACAGATACTCTGGGTACACGTACTAAGCACTTCTCAGTAGACCATTGCCATGATACAAGCAAAGTGCGCGGGCTTCTATGCGATAAGTGTAATCGTGGGCTCGGTATGCTCGGTGATACCTTGGAAGCCGTTCTTAAGGCGGCGGATTACTTAAGAAGGAACGGTTAATATGGCTCTGACGCAAGCAATGTGCACCAGCTTCAAAGGCGAGGTAATGCTCGCCGTGCACGACTTCCGCCCTACTGGCCAGACGGGCGCCAGCACTTTCAAGATGGCTTTGTACACGTCGTCGTCCACGATTGACGCTAACGCTACGGCTTACACGGCCACTGGTGAAGCTACTGGTACAAACTACACGGCAGGTGGCGCGGCCCTAACCAATCTTGGCGTGACTGCGGTTAACACTTCCTCGTCGGCGGGTACTGGGTTTACTAACTTCAGCAACCTGACTTTTGCTAACGTCACCCTGACGGCGCGTGGGGCTATGATCTACAATAGCACTCCGAAGGCCAACAGCAATGCTAACACCACCCTTACCAATTCTGCGGTGTGCGTGTTGGATTTCGGTGCTGATACGACCGCGACTAATGGTAACTTTACGGTGATATTCCCGTCGGCTACGAATACGACTGCCATTATTAGGATTGCATAATGGCTCTTGCCTTTGCTGACCGCGTTCAGGATACGACCACAACCACGGGCACGGGGACGATCACACTTGCCAACTCCCCGCCCACGGGGTTTCAATCTTTCGCGGCTATCGGTGACGGTAACACCACCTACTACACGCTGACCAGCGGCTCGGCATGGGAAGTCGGGATCGGCACTTACACCGCTTCCGGCACCACGCTTTCGCGCACAACGATCCTGTCCTCTAGCAATTCCGGTGCGGCCATCACATTGTCCGGCACGTCTACGGTGTTCTGCACTTACCCCGCCGAGAAACAAATCTCCAAGGATGCCGCCACGTTCGGCGGCACGGCAACCTCTGCGGCGGCGTGGACGACCAACGGCGTTGGCTTGATCCAGAGCGCCACGACATATACCGACACCAGCACCGCCGCATCAGGCACGGTGACGACCGCCTACATGAACTTGTTTGGCGCGCAGACTTACGCCGCGACAAATACCAGCGTTACGGTCACAAACCTTTATGGGACGTATTTTACAGCGCCGACTGCGGGCACGAATGTCACGGCAACGACCAAATATGCCTTGGGTGCTGATAGTGTCAACCTCGGAACGCTGACCTCCACCCATGCCGATAACTATTCAGCCGCCGCAACCACCTCCGGCTCAACCAAAACCGTCAACATCGGTACGGGCGGTCTAAGCGGCTCCACGACAGCCATCACTATCGGATCGTCCGTATCAGGCGCGACCCAAACCACCACGGTAAACGGGCGCATTACTTTCGCACCCATCGGCGCTACGCTTGCGGCTTGGTCTACCAATGGCGTCGGTCTGATCCAGTCTGCGGCAACATTCACAGACAATAGCACCGTAGCATCTGGCACCGTAACAACCGCCTACATGAACTTGTTTGATACAGAGACTTATGCTGCAACGAATGCTATTACCGTCACTAACATTTATGGTACATATTTCAAAAACCCGGCTAGAGGCACAAATGTAAGTGGGTCGGGCAATCTTTACGCAATCGGCGCAGATAACGCGCTGCTCGGCGCATTAACAGTAAGCGGCGGTACTTTCAACGCAACAGGTGTTATTAATATCACAGGCCTGAATGGGGCTACCACTGCGAATTATTCAACCTCAGCAACCACCTCCGGCAATACCAAAACCGTCAACATCGGCACGGGCGGCCTAAGCGGCTCAACCACGGCCATTGCTATCGGCTCCACTGCGGCCCCCGGTGTCGTCACCATCAACGGATCGGTGCAGGGTCTTAGTGCATCTACCACCTCGGGCAGCACGATCACGCCGACTGCGGGTACGACTAACCAATACACCGTGACGGCCCTTGCTGCCACTGCCACTATCGCGGCCCCAAGCGGCACTCCGGTGGACGGTCAAAAACTGATGCTCCGCTTCAAGGACAACGGCACGGCACAAGCGTTGACTTGGACGACCACTTCGGGCGCTTATCGCGCTGTGGGCGTAACGCTTCCCGCAACAACGGTTATCTCTAAGGTTCTATATGTCGGGTGCATCTACAACTCTCAGGATAGCTTCTGGGACGTTGTAGCCGTGGCGCAGCAGTAATATGGCGCAGAACTGGTCATACATTGCAGCGGGCGCTATTCAGACTGGTGCTAGTGCTACAGTTCCTGT